CGGCGTGACCCTGGCGGTACTGCTCGCGGCCGGCTACCTCGCCCCCAACCTGCTGGCCCTGGCGGCCCGTTAACCCCAACGCCCAGGCGCGGCAACGCCTGGGCCTTACCAAGGAGAAGCACCATGCAACTGAACGTAGAACGCGGCGCCCCGATGACCGGCAAGACCATCCGCCTGCGGCAGAAAGCCCGCGAGGCCGGGCAGGACGAGCACCAGATCATCCACGGCAACGCCTACGAGCTTGCCGACCTAGAGCTGCTCGTGCGCCACCGCATCGGCCGCGGCGCCAGGGTCATCTGCATCGACGAGTGCAGCGAGGAGCAGATCGATCGCCTGACAGCCCTGCAGCGGCGGCTGCCGTCCGAACTGACCATCCACGCCGTTGTGGCGAACTGAGGAACAGCACCATGCAAGTGAGCGAAAAGCTTCGAGACCTCGACCTGCTGTTCACCTTCGAGGATCTGGCCAAGGAGAAGGGCTGGCCGGTCGACCGCAACGACCAGGACAACGCATTTGCTGATGCCCTGACCCAGCGCGCATGGGAGGCATTCGAGGCCGCGCATGGCCCGCACGGCCGCAAGGAAGGCCAGCAGCTCTACGCCGAGATCAAGAAGTCCAGCAAGTACGCCCACCAGGCCGAGTGGTGCCGCACCCAGGGCTACGGCTACCCGTTCAAGGTGCGCATCGTGTTCGACACGGACGGCTACTCGGTGAAAGGAGGCGTCGGCGGGCAGTACCGCCTGGAGGACGTGAACCTGTACGTCCTCCAGGACGGCAAGAAGATCCGCGTTCGGTAACCCACCCCCCAGAAACAAGAAGGCCCCGGTGAGCGGCAACTCACCAGGGCCAGACCAACCCAAGGAGAAGCACCATGCAAGCACAAACCCCCGAAGTCAGCGCCGAGCAGGCTACCACGCCGCGCTATGACACGATCGTTATCCGTGGCGCGCTCGGTAAGGAAATCCCCCGCACCGTCGATGGCGGTGAGGTCGTTAGCTGGGCCCGCGGCCATGAGCTGGCTGCGGGCGACGCCCTGCTGGAGTTCGTGAATTACGTGGCAGACGGCGACTGTGGCATCGCCCCGGAGCTGAGCGCCAAAGCACGCAAGGCTTTGGACCTGATGGAGCGCCGCAGCGCGCAGGGCTGGGACGCGGACGAGGAGCCAGAAGACTGGCAAGCCGCGGTCAACCGTGCGGCGCACCAGGCCCGCGAAGTGTTCTGCGACTCCCATGACGACGCCACTCAAGCGATTGAATACATGAAGGCTTTGCTGCAACAGGCCGCTCCGGTCATGCAAGGCGGTGACGCATGAAGCCCTGCACCGTTGGCAAACGCCATAGCTGGACCTTCGTCCGCAACGTCGTCACCAGCCACCTGAACGGCCGTGTCGGTCGCATCACCAAGCGCGGGCTCTACCGCTGCGAATGCGGCGCCGCGAAGTACGGCAACCCCGGCCACCAGGCCGAAGGTGGTGCCCAATGACCAACCGCACCCGCCCGACCATGGCCAGCCACCGACTGGACCTGCCCAGCATCTGCGACATCTGCAACAAGGCCCGTTCCACTCGTAAGCACGCCGCCTGCAGCCGCATCCGCCAGCAGCGCAAGCAGGACGAGTGGGCCAGCTACATGGGCAATGTCGCCGCGAAGAAAGCCCAGGGAGGCCGCCGCTATGCTCGTTAAGCGAATCCTCCGACACTTCCACTTCTGCTGTGGTCTGGGTGGTGGCGCAAAGGGCTTCAACCAGGCGAAGCCCGTGGTCGGCAATGTCCAGGCGCACTGGGAGTGCCTCGGCGGGATAGATGTTGACCCGGCTGGCCTGCGCGACTTCGAGCGCCTGGCCGGCGTGCCGGGAACGCTGCTGGACCTCTTCACCCGTGACCAATACACGCGCTTCCACGGTCAGCAGCCGCCGGCTGGCTGGAGCGAGGCCTCGGCAGAAGATGTTCGCCGCGCCGCGCGGTACCAGCGACCAGACGCGGTCTTCATCAGCAGCCCATGCAAGGGCGCCAGTGGCCTGCTGTCCGAGGCCACCAGCAAAACCCCGAAATATCAGGCGCTCAACGAACTGACGTTGCGCTGCATCTGGCTGATGGGCGAAGCCTGGAAGGATGACCCGGTACCGCTGATCGTCTTCGAGAACGTCCCTCGGCTGGCCACTCGCGGCCGGCACCTGCTGGACCAGATCAACAGCCTGCTCAGCCACTACGGCTATGCGGTGGCGGAAACCACTCACGACTGCGGCGAGCTGGGCGGCCTGGCGCAGTCCCGCAAGCGCTTCCTGCTGGTGGCGCGCCACGTCGAGAAGGTGCCGCCGTTCCTCTACGAGCCCGAAAAGAAGACCCTGCGCGCGGTCGGCGACATTCTTGGCCGCATGCCGTTGCCAGGCGACATCGAGGCGGGTGGGCCGATGCACCGCATCCCGTCGCTACAGTGGAAAACTTGGGTGCGGCTCGCCCTGGTTCGCGCCGGGAGCGATTGGCGCAGCCTCAACGAGCTGGCGATCGAGGACGGGCACCTGCGCGACCTGGTGATCGTGCCGGAATACCGCGCGGGCTACATGGGAGTGCATCGCTGGGACGACACCAGCGGCACCATCGCCGGCCGGAGCAGCCCCACGAACGGCGCGTTCTCGGTCGCCGACCCGCGGTACCGGCAGGCGGCCACCTGGAATCACGGCCAGCAGTTCGGCGTCATCCGCTGGAGCGAGTCGAGCCCGACCATTCCCGGGCAGACCATGCCGGGACAGGGCACATTCAGCATTGCCGACCCGCGGCCGAACTGGAACCGCCACAGCGGCAACTACCGTGTCATCCCGTACAACCAGCCAGCCGGCACCATCATCGCCGGCGGCAAGGGTGTGCAGGGTGGGCAACAGTCGGTGGCCGACCCGCGCATCCTTCACCGCAGCAAAGGCGACAACTACCTCACCGGCGGCCACTACGGCGTGATCCCGTATGACCAGCACTGCGGCGCGATAGCAGCCAGCTCACGCTACGACAGCGGCCGGTTCAGCGTCGCAGACCCTCGCATTCCGGCTGCTGACGACCGCATGACCTGCATCATCCGCAGCCTGGACGGCACTTGGCATCGCCCGTTCACAACCTTGGAGAAAGCTGCCCTGCAAAGCCTGGTCGAGCCCGAAGAGCAGTTGATCCTGGACGGCCTGAGCGACAAGGACTGGAGCGAGCGCATCGGCAATGCGGTACCGCCGAAAGCGGCAGAGGCGATCGGCCATGTCATGGGCACCACCCTGCTGCTGGCAGCCGCGGGCGAGACCTTCATGCTCAACAGCATGCCGATCTGGGTCCGCCAGGTGGCGGTGGGGCTGAGCGTGGCTCAGCAGGAGCATTTCGGTGGCTGAGCAAGACAGCAGCCAGCTCCGGCTGGAATGCGAGGCCAGAACCTGGCTTCGCAAGGGCTACACCACGGCAGAGCGCATCACCGAACTCACCGCGCTGATCGCCAAACATCGAGGCACCGCCAGCGCAGCAAAGCTGATCGAGGAGATGCGCCGGCAGTGGGCTTGCCGTAGCGAGTGGCTGGGAGGGCGGCATGGCTAGCGGACCGAGGCGAGAAGGCTTGAGCCACAATTCTCGGCGATGGCCACCGGCCAGCAGCAGTAAACTGGTGGCCCGCCCATGAGCGAAGCCTCCAGCGTGTTGACCTTCGACGACCTCAAGCGCATCACCGGCTACGCTCGCCGGGCCGACGTGGAGCGGGCGCTGCACGAGCAGGGCATCCGTCTGTTCCGCGGCCGCACCGGGCCGTGGACCACCGTGGATCTGATCAACCAGGCCGGCGGGCTGAAAGCCGGCAACCAGGAGCAGTACGGCGTCGATATCCTATGAGGAGAGCAAGGAAGCACAACCCCCACATCCCACCGCACATTGATCAGGCCGCTATCCCAGCGGCCGTTTTCTTTGATCACCGCGGCAAAGGCAGCTGGTACACCCTGCACCGTGACGAAGCCGGCCGGCAGCGCCGGCAGAACATCGCCAACAGCTCGGCCACGCTCGGCGAGCTGCACCGGATCATGGAGGT